GTTTGGTATGCTACTTTCTGTGGCTCCATGGACAAAGGTGGATACAGCCCTCGGCAGATACTGTGCTCCCGTACCTGTGTGGTGATCAACTCTCAAGAATTCAGCTATAGATGCAAAGTAGCATTTATTTCTCTGGTATCGAGTATTAATTGTATTTGAGCCATGTAGCAATGTGATTAACTCAGTTAGGTTATTCATACCTGATAAGACGTCATCTCCATTATGAGTACTAACCAGTGTATTGCCCTTTCCCATTGCAGCCTGTGTATATACGTAATTTAGCACAGTATTCATGAAAGTGGTTAGTCGCCACCCGCTCAATAATGTACCAGCAGCCCTATATCCTCTCATTTCACTTAAGTCTTCCAGGATCAAAGTGTTTGATATAGCCCTACTAGTCCAACTAATTGCGTCAATCTGATTTTGATATAAATCCGTGCTAAATACTTTTATATATGCTAAGAGGACCGCCTGCATACTGGTCACTGAATGCTGTGAGTTAAAGTCTTCAAAATCAAAACAAAAGGGTACGCCGTTTCTTAAGGTTTCCTTTACTGTTGCACTTACATTCTCCTGCGTTGCAGACTTACCTATAGGGAACTTACCAGCAAGCACATCTTCGCATTCAGCCATACCATATGCCGACATGATAAAGTTAGTGATGTCAACTCCATAAATACCTCGCTGCTTGCCCCATTCATATTTTGTTGAAGGCCAGGCTACCATTTCAGCTTCACGTTCTAAAAAGTGTGAAAAAGGGTATTTAGGCATCTGACATAATGCATTCAGCTTATTACGTGTTGTCCGTTCTTTTGACATGTACTTCTTGTCTTCGTAATATTGTGAATGGTATGCCCCTGTTGGTGACCATTCCCATCTACTTGCCCAAAATTCGGTCCACTCTAGTTTCTTCGGTCGTACTCCCGTGTTTCGTATATCTGAAAAAAGTTCAATACAGCAGTCAAATACAGTATTAGCCGGAATATTGCATAAGTTTGGTTTTGTCCTATGCCTCTTTTCCGTGTCCCAGTCAACGTCTCCACCACCTCTATTAACCAAGACTTCCATCTCAAAAAAAGGTGTTAGATCAAGCGGAATTAAATTTTGTACAGCTTTTAGTTTTAATGTGAATTCATTTTTTATTTTTTTGAAAAAATCCTCTTCATCACGATACGTCCAGTTCATAATTTTCGACTTCGAGAATATTTCCTTGTGTTGTTCTGGTAACAATATCAACCAAAGCACTAAACCACAAAAAAAAGTCTCAGTAGGATTAATTTTAATTACATTATATAACATGTGCCTTACTTTGAATAACTTGAAATATAACATGTTAGTACCGAACCTGTTCAATTCATTTATTGTTACATGTTGCAAATGGCTCGCAGAGACCCTATGCTTAGGTAGTTTAAACTCTTTACATAAAATAGCTTCCAATTTTTTAAACATCTTGTTTTCATACGTTACATTACTCAAATACAGGCTCCTATAGTCATACATCTTATCATACACATCATTGTTCTCTTGTTTAGCGTCGTTAAACGTGAAGTCGACGGGGGTATACAATACGTAGTTCATAACGTGTATTGGAGTAAGATCACCGTAAGGAAACAAGGCTGGACCATATATTAGCCTTGATAATCGTAACTTGACCGAAGGTGATAAATTATTTAAATAAAAGTCTTTATGGATATAAAAAAAAGTCATGCCTTTTTCTTTCTTATATATATTATATGTTAATATAGATTGCTCAAAGAAAGAAGTGAAAACACGACCAGTACCAAAAAACCCTAAACGAATGTCTATCAAAAGGAAAGTAGCTTCTTCAAAATTACAAGGAGATATGTGTGTCCCAGCTGATTCGCCTCTAACTGTGAAATATACGGGTAGGGTGACTTTCTTATTACTTCCTATTATATCAACTGTCTCTACACAATTAGTGTGAGATTTCACACACTCAAACCCATTAGTATCGTTCGACCATTTCGCACCCTTGTGACCTGTAGACATAATCACTCCGGTGGTAGCGGCGCCTCCTTTTCGGGTATATTTGGG